CGTTGGTCTATGTTAGATCCAGAAGAACAAACTGACGAGAATCGTCAGCGTTTTGTTGCATTATATGATGCTATGGTTGAGTCAGTTATTATTTTAGAAACTGGCGAGGTGATGCGCAAGAGTACAGGTAACCCATCTGGAAGCGCTAATACCATTGTTGATAACACAATGATTTTGTTTCGTTTATTGTGTTATGCTTGGATTGTCTTGTGTCGAAAACAAGGTCGCCTAACTACTTATGCTGATATGAAGAGCGAGGTTGAAGCCGTTTTGAATGGAGATGATAATACTTTCACCTGTTCAGATGCTGTCGTAAAGTGGTTTAATGCCACATCAGTGTCTGAGATTTGGAGTGAGATAGGAATTAAAACTACCTCTCCTTGTTATAAACCACAACATCTTTCTAAAGTCCACTTTTTGTCTCAAGGGTTTGAGTGGCACCCTGTTTTGTGTAAATATCTACCTAGTCCTGAAACGGAGAAAGTTCTTTCATCTTTAATGTGGGGTAGTGAAACCGATGATATTCGGTGGCATTTGTTGAGAGCTTATGCTTTACGATGTGATTCTTTTGGTAACGCAAAGTTACGAGTTATCATTCAGCGATATATTAATTTTATTTTGGAGAAGTATTCTAGTGAATTGGTAGGAGTAGTGAATGATATTCCTGTTTCTGAGATTAAGGGCATTTGGCGATCTGACCGAGCCCTTGAAGCTGCTTACTCTGGCCTTGAATCTGGTCATGCTGTTGATTTATCTTTTGTTGGTATCCCTATTGAGGGTGGGTTATTCATTCCCGCGGCTTGATCAGTAAGTACTAAATCCGTAAAATAAAAGTTTGTGTAAGAGTATAGAGTCCTACAAACATGCCTACAAAAGCAAAAAGAATTAACAAAGCCATTAAACGAGCGTTGGGTGCTGCCCCACGTCGGCCCAGAAAGGGTAAGCGAGCAGCACGAGCTCCTGTTAGACAACGAAGAAAGCGTTTAATAGGGCCACGAAATCAAAAGTTTAGAGGTAAACGTAGACTTGATCGTGGTGCCATAGGTCCTGTAAATATGGCAATTTCTACTGATGGTATTAATCAGTCTGTTACTATGGTTAACAACTCAACGATTGAGGAGAAGTTTAAAGTTCGTTTTGAAAAAGTTACTGATTTACTTGGAACTACAAGTGCATTTGCTCTTTTGACA